TAGTTCTGCTTGTTTTTCTGCTCTTTTTTTAGCAGCAAGATATCTAACCCCATGAACTGCAGATTTTGCTATTCCTCCAGCAAGAGAAGCAACATTCGATCCTGCTTTCATTAATGCTGTGGTATCAGGGTCTTTTTCACTAATTCTTTCAGTCTTAGATGAAAGTGCTTTTTTCGCTTTTTCCTTATATTGTTCTACACCTTTCTTTCTAATATTTTCTAGTTGTTTCCTCTTTTGCTCTTCATATTTTTCTTTCTTAAATTTAAGCTGCTTTTGCAAATATTTTGTATAAGCAGATCTATTTTTTTCTTTCTTTTCCTTTTCACCTTGCTTCTGAAGATCCTTAATAATCTTTTTAGCAGCTGCCCTTTTTTGTGCGGCAGTCATTTTTCCTTCTTCTTCAGAAAAAAAGTTCATTTTACTCTTAATGATTTTCTACTATTTTTATTTATTTGTTTTTTGATTGTTGGTTTAATATTATCTCAAACACAAAATTTAATAGTTAAACTTCTCTAACATCTTTTAACCAACTTTTAAACATTATTCCATCTTCCGTAACACATATCAAATGATTAGATCCTCTCCTAATAATTTCCCCAACCAATCCCGTATTCAAATTTTCAACTATAGATCCAACCTTAAATAGTCCGTTGTTTTTATAGTCCCATCGCATTCCACCAAAATCTAAATCTGGGGCAATTTTCCATAGTTCTGTTTCTTCAGTAACTTTCATTGACTTTGAAACTGCCATAAAAATTTCTTCCTTTTCAGATCTCTTCATTTTCTGAGGAAGTCCTGTCGAAAACTTTTCAAAATCTCCAACGGCAGCAGAAGTTCTCATCATTGCAGATGATCCTGGATTTTCAACCTCACTATCGGGATCTTTTACACCAGATGGAATTACCTCAAGATTATTAAATTGATACTGACTTCCCTCCCCTTTGTGTGCAAGACTTTGGAATTCTCCCATTCTATCTTGACCGGCAACTATAACTACATCACTGTACATATCATTATAAAGGGAACCAAGAACATCAAAAATTGTTTTTGAATCTTCACTATCAATAATATATTCAGAATATTCAGGAAACATCCTTTGAAGATATGAAATTTTTGTAGTTGGATTTAAAGGATTTGCAGTTCCATCCTGTATTCTACTTGGATATACTCTATATTCAAATCCTCTTCTCTTTGCCTGGGAAAATCCTGCCTTTAGTAAAGGTTCATGCAATTTTGAAGGGGGATTAAATCTGCCAAATACAACCACAATTCCTTTTCCTTCTTGTGGTTGTTCCACCTTTTGATCTGGTGGTTTTGTTTGTGTTTTTGTTTTTGATTTATTTATTTTTACCTCTTCTCCAGGAAGTCCATCTTTTGAAGCGGTATCTCCTTGCCCGTAATATTTTAATTTCCCATTAACAGTTTTTGCTACAAAATTTCCCTGCTTATCGTACCAATCGCCGTGACCATTTCCGACTAGTCCACGATTCTTCGCCTCGGTAGATGCCAGAGTTTCTACTGCTTCTTTTATAAATTGAGCAAAAGTCTTCATTATTACTTGGTTTTTAAATATTTATAGATTTATCTAACTCCGTCAACATATCTATTTCTTGGGTCAAATGCATGTGCCCTATTTGCAAAGGTAACTGTAAGTCCTTTGTATGGCAACATAGCACTTGCACTTCTTTTTGAGTCTTTTTTTATAATCAAATATACATCGGACATCATTCTCATTATATCCCCACTGTTGTTGTTTTTAAATATATTGATTCCACTCATACTAATAATATTTCGACTTATTCCAGTCACACCAGCATTAATTACAATATAATCAGCCCCTGTTGGTCCACCAAAGCAATACTTTTTAATTTCTTCAATAGTAGCAGGAACTCTTATTCCTCCAACGTTATTGGCAAAAACAACTGGTTGATCAGGTGAACTTTGTATAGAAACTATACCTCTATTTAAAGAATTTTCTAATATTTTTTTAGGAATACTTTGATATGTATCGGCACTACTCCAAAATGAAAAGTTACCTTGTTTTAATGATATTGTGACATCTTTTCCAGATTTGGTTTTTATTGAAATATCTGGTTTTTTCCCAGTTTGTCCAACTTTGTCGGCAGATTTTATTGGACCTATCGATATTTTCTTTCCTCCTCCATACAAATTTAAAGTTATATTGTTATACATATCAAACATTTGGGGAGGCACGTCCAATTCCTCTCTCAATTCTTTAAGTTTATTAAGTTCATCAAGTATAACAGAGTGGAAATATAATTCATATGCTTCTCCTGGTCTTAAAACACTACTAGTTTTACTTTTTGATTTTTCTAGTTGTATTTTTATATAACCATATCCGTTTTCAGTTACTCTAATTTTTCCAACACTTCCATCAATTTCTTTTTTTAACTTTAATTGGGGATATAATCTAAGAAGTTCAGAATATATATTTTCGTATAATGGCTTTCCATTTGATAATTCTTTAGGAATAACGCTTACCGTATAATTCTTTTTAAATACTAAACTATTCCTAGATGCAATAGAATTTACCACGTACTGGATTTTTGTAATATCTACATTACTGCTTATCGGCATAAAAAAATCCCCATTTCTTTTATTTAGAAATGGGGATTTAAAATATATTAGTTTTCTACTATCTGGGTAATTGCATCATCCAAATCAGTAATTACTTCACGAATATCAAAAATACGAGGAGGAACAGTATTTACGTCTGTTGTATACCCTCGTTGGGAATCAAAGAGAACTTGGCGAACTGCAGCAGCAGAACGAACATCCATTTTAATTGTTACTTGCTTTTCTTTAGTCATCGGTCATCAGAAGCACGGTTTTCAGAGAAATAAACATCAAAAGCACCTTCAGGATAACGCTTAAGAAGTTTTTGAACGTTACGGGCAACTACATCATCAATAGAAACATTAAGTGCCATACAAGCTTGAGCAACATACCACATAATATCTCCCAACTCAATGATCAGATGCTCACGGTTATCTTCATTGAATGGTTTGCCTTGAAAGACCATTTTCTTAATGATCTCAAGAAACTCACCACCTTCAGCGTTGATACCAACACCAGCAGTTAGAAGACGTTCAATATTTGCACCTTTCTCATCCAACTCTACCATACGATCAGATAAAGCAAGAAAATCTTTTGATGCATCTGAAGTCACGGCATCAACAAACTCTGCATACTTATTAAAGTCAACGTGCTTTACAGTTTCATTCATAGTGTATTCAACATATCCGTTTTCTAGTGTTTTTTTATTGATAGAAACATCCATTAAAATTTAAATCCAGTAAATTTGCTTTTTTTATCTTCTTCATAATCATACTGTTCATCCTGTCCAGAGTCAAGTATGTCTCCTTGAGCACTTTGCTCAACATCGTAGAGTTTCATTTTTGCCCGATCAATTCCAATTACAAATCGCTTATTCATAGTTGGATCTGCATACCTATTCTTAAGTTGTTTAACCATAATTTGCCCAAGTTGTTCCAACTCTTCTGTAGAAATAAGGGCAAACATAAGATCAGCAGTAGCAGGCAAACCAAAAGATTCTGAAGTATCCGTTAGTTCTGGATCTGATGATCCATACCCAGATCTAGTAGTCTGTGTAGCACTTACAATAGGAACATTACTTTCAACTGCAAGTCCACGAAGTTCTTCAGCAATTGCCTTCACATAGGAATAAGAATTAACTGAAAAATTACTTTTATATCTACTTGAAGAACAAATATTCAAATAATCAATAAAGATAATATCTGGTTTGAATGATTTTTTCAAAGAAAGTTCATTAAGAAGAGATTTAAAGTGCCCACTATGTGCCGAAGCAGTGGGATACTCTTTAATGATTAATGTTCCTTGAGTTTTTTTAGCAATATTGTTTACTTTAGTATCAAACATTACTTTAGGTAATGATTCAATGTCAGTAATTTTAATATTCAATAAATTAGCATCAATTCTTTCTGCAATTTTTTCCTCTGCCATTTCAAGAGTAATGTATAAAACATTTTTCCCTTGCAAAAGAGCAGAGGCAGCTACATGGCACATAAACAAAGATTTTCCCACACCAGTACCAGCAAGAGCAATATTCAAAGTCTTGTTTGGCAATCCACCTTTAGTAATTTTATTGAAATAATCTAGATCAAATGGAATTTTATCTTCTTTCTGATGATAAAATTCATATCTTCTTTCAAAGTCATTAAGATAATCGTGACCAATATGATTATCAAATGAAACTGCTAGAGCTTGTTGGAGAATTGTGGGTATTGCATCTCTGGATTTTTTTTCATCTTGCCCATCTGCAATTTTAATTGATTCCATAAGTGCAAGATAAATTGCTCTATCTCTACACCATTTTTCAGTAGTATCCTCCAACCATTTTCCATCCGCTGGAGTATCTTGGAGGTTTGAAATATAATCGCAGATAGTTTTGTAAGTATCTTCAGTAATGTCTGTTCTTTTTTCAGTTTCAATCAATAGGACTTCTTTTGTAGCAAGTTTTTCATAAGAAATAATAAACTTACATATTTCTTCAAAAACTACTTTCTCATGTAAATTTTCAAAATATTCATTTTTAATAAAGGGAAGAACTTTTCTACAATAATCATTATTGAAGAGAAGATTCCGTAGAATAGTAGTTTCTACTTTTTCCATTATCCTCCATAGGAAAATTCTTTTTGTGCCGCCTCATCCAATGCCTGCATTACTTCTCCAGTAAAATACTTTTCTGGGTTTTCCATAATAGTTTTTCCATATTGAGAAGTCCCATCAGGAACTTGATATCTTGATCCTGATTTTACAAAAATTCCGTATTTTTCTGCAAGATCAAGAAGACCATAATATTTGTCTAAACCACGTTCGTCATAAAATAAACGAACTTCTACTTCTTTATTTTCTTTACTTAAACGAGACTTTTGTGTTTTGCATTTAATGATGTTACCTACAACTTCCGTCCCTTCCTTTTCTTTCTTCTTGGAAAGATAAATGATTGTAGATGCCGCATACTTAAGCCCAGAACCACCACTCATCTCTTTAGTTGGAACATATGATCCAACTACATCATAAGTATGATTCGTGACAATCATT